ACCTACGCGTGATAATGCAAAGACTTTACATCTACGGATCTTTACGGAGCTGAGATGCGAAGATTGCAGAGATTATTCGTGGAACATCTAAACAGGTAAAAGCATTAAAGAAAGATTCCTAAAGAACACTACCTGCCTTAAAGAGTTTGCGAGAAGCAGTAAGTGAAGCTGTCAAACGTAAAGGTGCGCTTAAATCAATTGATGGCGCTAACATTCCTGTACGTCATGAGCACGCTGCGCTAAACACTCTCCTACAATCTGCTGGAGCAATCGTATGTAAGATGTGGGTAGTTCGCTTTCATGAGCTTATGGCTCAACATGGCTACGTCCATGGGCGTGATTACTTCCAAGCTGCTTTCGTTCATGATGAGCTTCAGATTCGTTGTAAGCGTTCAGTGTTTACTTATGAGATGCAAGAGATCAACGGTAAGAAACATTTCAAATGTCTTGTCGGTGAACTCTGCGTACAAGCAATCAGAGATACTGGAGCTAAGTTAGGCTGTCGCATTCCTCTGTCTGGCGAATACGTCATAGGACAAAGTTATGCAGAAACACATTAAACCAATGGATAGATTTATCCCAGACGATCAGTATCCTAATGAGATGCGGATCAACTACGAAGAAGTTTGTTACTTCCCTGATTATGAAACTAAAGTTAGCTTCTGTAATAGCTACATTAATTTTATGATTATGGATTGTGATGCTGTCGTATTTGAAACTCTGGATGATCTGAAGGCGAAGAAATGAAACGAATAGTATTAATCGACGCTGATATTCTATTGTTCAGAGTGACTCAGCAGAACGATGTCTCAGTAAAATGGGATGAAGAATTCTGCACAAGAACTTCTGACCTAGAACATTGCTGTCATGTNTTNGATGAATCAGTTCAAGGTATTGTTAAGAAAGTCAAAGCTGATGATTACATTCTGTGTATCAGTGGTGATAAAAACTTTCGTAAACATAAAGTGACTGATTCATATAAAGCAAACAGAGCTGGTGTTGAAAAACCTATGAACTATCAGGAACTCAAACAACACGCCCTAACCAATCATCCTAGCAAGATGTATGAAGAGTTAGAAGCAGATGATGTAATGGGTATTATGATGACAATGAAACACCCTGACAAAGAATATGTAATTCATTCTGACGATAAAGATATGTGGACTATTCCCGGTTTACTCTGGGATAGATTCACACATAAAATTGTCGAAGTCTCTGAGTTAGAAGCTGATCGTTTTCTATACGGTCAAATTCTAACAGGAGATAGAACGGATGGATACATAGGATGTCCGGGTATCGGCAAAGTGAAAGCTAAGAAAATCCTACAGGATGCTGTTAGCGCAGAACAAATGCGTGATGCAGTCTTAGATGCTTTCATTAAAGTGTATAAGGATGAAGGAATAGCTAGAGACAATATGGTAATGCAAGCTCAACTTGCGCGTATTCTCAGGGCTGAAGACTTCGACTTTCAAAATAAATCAATTAAACTTTGGAGTCCTTGGAGGGAGAAATGAACTTGCCAGATATAAAACAAATTATCAAGGCTGTTAAAAAGATTCACCTTCGGGAAAAGAAACTTGCTATCAGTGAAAATCGGGATTATCTTGCGAACCAATATATCCACGATCAAACTGTTAAAGAGATCATTGATACTCTGGAGGGAATTGACAACGGTAACATTCATCTCGATGATGAATAGGAGGACTTATGGGCGGTAAAAACAGCTTCGTTAGTAATCCTTTAGGATCAGTAGGGAAGAAATTAGGTATCGGTGAAAACTCTATGGTGAATCAATATGCCAGAGCTTTTACTGGTAGGATACGTTAGTGATGCACTTACTAAATGGCTACCAGAAGCGGTAGGTCATGTGACAGGTGCAAACGCTCAACGTAAAATGCTCATGGATCAAAACGCTGCTGCCAGAGAGGAAGCTCAACGGCAAGCTAAACAATCAGATGCTCTTGCAAAAGAAGCTGGTTCTGATCCAACTAATATCTTTCTTAGGTACTGGTCAAAGAGGACGACGAGGCGGTAGCTAGGGGTGGGGCTGGTTCTTCAGGAACTCAAACATCTACTGGTACTGGTACACAAAACATCTAGGAGGACTTTATGGCAGAGAAAGAAAAGAAAAAGTCGCTGTGGGAACAGATGGGACGCAATGTTCCAGCCATGGTTACTGAGGATGCTATAATTCCTACTAAGAAACAGGCTGAAGAAAAGAAGAAAAAGAAAGAAAAATCCATTGCCGAACAAATTAACTTTGGTGGCAAATTCAAGTGAGGTTATATGGATACGAGTAAAATGACTGGTAAGGCGCTGTACTCGCAGCTCAAGACCAATCGCACTGCGTATGAAGAAAGAGCCAGAGATGCTGCTCTCCTCACCATTCCTCAACTTTATCCACCAGAAGGAAATGAAGGCAACGGTAATCATCGCTATCCAACTCCCTATCAATCGTTAGGAAGTAAGGGCGTGAACAACCTTGCAAACAAAATCATTCTTTCGTTATTTCCACCTAACACATCATTCTTTAAACTTGGTCTGAATCCATCAGACNTNCAACGCTCAGGACATTCTGAGGGTGAGATTAAAGAAGCAATGTATAATTTGGAACGCTCAATCGTGAATGAAATGGAAGTGAGTGCGCTAAGACCTAAGCTGGTCAATCTCCTAAAACTACTCTTAGTGGGTGGATCAGGAATCCTCTATGTACCTAAGAAAGGTTCACCAGAGGTTTTTAAACTGACTGACTTTGGTGTTGCTAGGGACAGACAAGGGAATGTTTTAAAGCTCGTAATTAAAGAATGCGTAGCTTATACAAGCCTTCCTAAGAAAGTCCAAGAACAGCTCGACATTGATGATGAATCTATACTTGAAGGCAAAAAGAAATTGGATGTCTATACTTGTATTGTCAAAATCAGTGAGGAAAAATATGAACTGTGGCAAGACATTGAGGATAAAAGAATTGAAGGTACTAAAGGAAAATTCAACAAAGCTGACCTACCATACCTATTCGTCCCTTTTGTGGATAATGGAGAGGACTACGGTAGATCATACGTTGAGGACTTTCTCGGTGATCTTCAGTCTTATGAAGGACTTCGACAGGCAATCCTAGAGGGTGCTGCGGAGTCTGCTAGAATTCTCTACTTGCTTAAACCGAATTCAACAGTTTCACTTAAGAAACTAAAAGATGCTAAATCAGGTGATGTCTTACTTGGTGATGTGGCAGACGTAGGTGTGCTGCAAGCTGATAAAAGACTTGACTTAGCTGTTACTCAGCAAGAGTCAGATACCCTAAGACAAGAATTAGCGATGACATTTCTACTTGACAGTGCCGTACAAAGAAACGCGGAGAGAGTCACAGCAGAAGAGATTCGCAGAGTGTCTCAGGAGCTTGAGATTGCGCTAGGTGGGATTTATTCTACCCTAGCAATTAGTCTGCAAGCGCCTCTAGTTAAACTCTATATGAACCGTTTAATCAGCTCTGGTAAGATAGCTCCAATTCTGAAGAACGCAGTTGACTTAGAGATTACTACAGGTAGTGCTGCACTTGGTCGTGGTAACGATTACAATATCCTTACAACTTTCCTACAGACTCTTAACGGAACTGTTGGTCAACAAGTTGTTGCTAGTTATGTGAACATCCCTGAGTTACTCAGACGCTTTGCATACTCTTTGGATATTAATACAGCATCACTTATTAAAGATGAAAAACAAATTCAGGCTGAGCAACAGGCGGCTCAACAAGCTCAGATGGCTGAGACTGTAGCGCCTACTGTAGCGAAGGCTGCAATGGAACAGGAGTAATTTATGTCAGGTGAAAATGAATCAAATCCTGTGATCGAGGAACAAATTGTTAGTGAACAAGCTCAAGGGGTAGAAACTCAGAGTCAAGAAACGAAAGTTGAGACTCAAGAAGAAACTACACAGGAAGTTGTCTCTGAACAAGTTGAGAATCAGGAACAGGAAGAGAAACCCCAAGTTGACGCTCAGAAACAAGGTGAAGAAGCCTTAGAAAAACTGGACGAACAACCAAACGAATCTAAGCTCAACTATAGAGAATTGATTCAGAAGTTTATTGATGGTGAGATTTCAGATGCAGAGAAAGAAGCTATTGCAAAATCTGGTCTTCCTATGGAGCAATTTGAATTGATGGCTAACGCCCAAAAACAAATTCAAGTGCAGAACAATACAACTCTCTACAATCTCGTCGGGGGCGAACAGTCCTATGAGCAGCTTAAGTCTTTCGCTGTGGAACATCTTTCAGATGAAGAAATTGGTGCATACAACGCAGCTCTTTATTCAGGGAATATGAACCTTGCTAGAATGGCTGTGCTTGGACTTAAAGCAATGGCTGAGGAAAAGAACGGAAGTCATCCAGAGATGAGAATCACTGGTGATGGCGTATCTGCCACAGGCATTGATCCATACGAGTCGCAAGACGCGTTAATTAAAGATATGAACAACAACAAATACGGTCGCAACAAAGAGTTTACTGAGAAAGTTAATGCTCGTCGCGCTGTATCCGGCTTCTAAACTAAATTGGAGTAATTTTTATGGCTATTGAAACATCACAATCTCGCGCAGGACAAAACAACGCCACTGGTGATGACCGCGCCCTGTTCGAGAAGAAAATGCAAACTGACGTTCTACGTTTCTTCCAAGCTACTTGTATTGGTAAAGCTCTTGTAATGAACAAGACTATTCCTAATGGTAAGTCGGCTGAATTCCCTGTAGTTGGTAACGCTACTGCTCAGTATCACACTCCGGGTGCTCTACTTGAAGGTAACGTAATCAAAGCATCAGCACGCGAAATCACAATTGACGCAATGCTCACTGCATTCGCTTATATTCCTGACATCGACGATGCTATGTCTCACTACGACCAAAACTCAGCATATAANGAATCAATCGGTCGNGCTCTTGCTAAACGCTACGATCAGGACTTGTTCCGTATGGTAGCTAAAGCTGCTATGATCGAAGATTCTACAGATGCTACTGCTGCTGGTCTTCGTTCTTTCGATGATGATATTTACACAACTCTTGTAGGGTTTAATGCTACTGGTGACGAACTTAACGGACAAAAAATCTTCGTTAAAGTTGCTGAAGCAATCGCTCAGTGGGAGTCTAAAGACGTTGTTGGTGAACCAGTTATCGTATTCCCTCCAACTCAATACTACGCTCTCCTAAATAACCCAGCTAACACTGGTCTTACTTGGGTGAATGATGAGTACGCTCAATCAGGAAAAGTTCCACTTATCCTTGGTAAACGCGTAATGAAATCTCCACACATCCCTCAGTCAGATGATTCAGCTAACACTGCAATCGCTACTAAGTATCGTGCAGATTTCTCTAACATCATCGGGCTTATCTTTGCTAAAGAAGCTGTAGGTTCTCTACAACTCCTTGGTCTNTCTATGCGTTCGGACTACGTTCCTACTCGCCTTGCTACACTTGTTGTAGGTAAAATGGCTGTAGGTTTCGGTATCCTTAACCATAGCTGTGCCATGGCTCTAGTACAGATATAGCTCCTAGTATCCTCGGATTAACTGTACCTGAGGATGGATCGTACACAGTGCAAGCGGCTGATTTGGATGCTGATGGAATTGCCCTTAACGCTACAATTGACTTGAACTCAGGTACAATTAAAGACGCTACAGGTAAGAACGCAGCTCTCTTGATGACAGTCCCAGACCTTACAGGTGTGTTGGTTGACGGTACACCATAATATTAATAGGGGAGGCTGTAATGGCTTCCCCTTTATTTTTACTTAGGAGTAAATATGCAAGGCTTAATGACAGAGCTTGAAGCTGTAAATAAGATTCTAGCCGTTGCAGGGGATTCTCCTGTTCAGACCTTGGAAGATGATTACGTCCAAGCTAAACTGGCAAGACAAATCCTAACAAGAGCCTCAAGGAAAGTTCAGTCGAAAGGCTGGTGGTTCAATGAGGAAGAATGTGTCAAGCTAAACCCGGATTCAAATGGCTTCATTTATCTTGGTACAAATATTATCAAGATGATTGCTTTGAAAGACTACGGTGATATTATTCAGCGTGGTAATAGGGTTTATAATCGTGGTGAGAGGACTTATGTATTCTCTACAGCTATCAGTGCAGATATTGTTTTAGCGCTTAATTGGGATGAACTCCCACAAACAGTGCGTGAATATATCTCTGATGTTGCCTGTACTCAATACAATAATGATTACTATGGTGATGACACAATCAAACAAAAACTGGCAGAGAACGAATCTCTTTCTCTTCTCGCTGTACGCAGTGATGATACAGAAGCAAGAGATGTAAATATGATGGATAATAGCACAGCAGCTAAGATTGCTTTTAGACATAGAAGGGGATAATTATGCTTATAAATCATACTATACCCAATCTTATGAATGGTGTGTCTCAACAACCGCCTACTATCAGATTACCTAACCAAGCACAGGAACAGATCAACGCATCTTGTCGTGTTGCTAATGGTCTTTCTAAAAGACTTGCTGT